TAAATCCAGCTTCAACAGATTATTTTGGTTTTGAGCAACCAATCGAAACATATAATCTTTCAGATATTTCTTACGGAAGTTCTTCAGCATCAACCTTAACTGCTTCATTTTGGGTTCGTTCAAGTGTTGTTGGAACATATGGAGTTGGTCTTTGGTATGGTACAACAACTTCTGCATGTGTTCAAACTTTTACAATTTCTCTTGCTAATGCATGGCAATATGTAACTGTTTCATTTCCTGGTGCAAGTTCTCCGTCATTAGTAGTTGGTTCTACTGATTCAATGTCATTAAGATTTGACCTTGGATCAGGAACAAATTTTAATACTACAGCCGGTTCATGGGTCAATCAAAATGCTCTTAGAACATCTTCATGTGTAAATTGGATTTCCAATTCAGGCGCAACTTTTTATGTTACTGGTGTACAACTTGAAGTTGGCCCACAAGCAACACCATTTGATGTAAGAGACTATGGACGTGAATTGATAATGTGTCAGAGATATTATTATCAATGGCAAGCACTATCAGGATATTACACAACTTTCTGTAATGTTTTTGCTATATCATCAACTAATGGATATGGTGTATTTAAATTACCAGTAACAATGAGAGCTCCACCAGCATTAACAACAACAGGTACAGCATCCAATTATCGTATTTTTATAGGTGGATCAACTTACAATTGTAGTTCTGTTCCAACTATGGATACTTCTGGAGTTGATACAGTAGCACTTCAATTTCCTACAGCAGGAACATTTACTGCTGGTTATGCAGGATTTATGCAAGCAGCTGTAACGACAGGAGTTTCTTATCTTGGATTCAGTGCAGAGTATTAATAGATTATTCCTTAAGGAAAACAAATGGCATTAGTAGTTGACGGAACAAACGGAATATCATTACCAACACCTTTAGCTGTTACTTCAGGTGGCACAGGTACGGCTACTTATGCATCTGGTGGTGTACTGTATTCTTCAAACACAGCAAACGTAACTTCAAGTAGTTCATTGACTTTTAATGGTTCACAGTTATCTGCACCACAAATTATTGCAGGACAAATGGCTGTCAATGCAAATCCTACACAAATTTCTCTGTTTGTAAATAACATGTCTGAAACTGCTAATTTGGTTGCTGCAGCAATCAATTCAGCAAACGTTGCATATCTCGCTAATGGTGCGGTACAATACTATACAACTGCTGCTAGTGCAAATTGGGTTCAAGGCATAACATACAGTTCAGCAGCAACAATTAATTCTGCATTACCTCTTGGTCAATCAGTAACTTTAGCTGTATTGGTTACTCAAGGCGGTACAGGTTATTTTAGTAATACAATAACTATTGATGGTACAACTACAGGTGTTACCACATATTGGCAAGGTAATACAGCACCAAGTGCTGGACATACAAATTGTATTGATGTATACAGTTATACAGTTATTAAGACATCAGCAACACCAACATATACTGTATTAGCCACACAAACACAATTCTAATAAACAAGATAAATACATTATTATCAATCGGAATTATTAAATGTCAATTACACTAGACGGAACATACGGACTATCACTAACAACTCCTTTAGCTGTGACTAGTGGCGGTACAGGTTTGGCCAATTTTCAATCAGCTAACCTTGCTTTATTAACTTCAAGTCCTACTACAATAGCAGCTGGTGTATTGCCTGTTGTTGCTGGAGGAACTGGTGTAACAACCTATGCAACAAATGGTTTGATATACTATTCAGGATCTAGTCTATCTTCAAGTTCCGCATTAACATGGAATGGTTTACAATTGAGTGTTGCAGCAAATCCAACAACTGCCTCATTATCTGTTCCTAGTATTGTTGAACCAGCAAACTTAGTTAGTACAGCAATCAATTCAGCCAATGTTGCTTATTTGTCAAATGGTGCGGTACAATACTATACAACTGCTGCTGGTGCAAATTGGACACAACAATTGACTCATAGTGCAGGCACAACATTGAATTCTGTATTATCTGTAGGACAGGCAGTATCTTTTGCAATATTGGTTACACAAGGTGGCACAGCTTATTTCAGTAATACAATAAATATTGACGGATCAACTAATGGTGTTACTGTATACTGGCAAGGTAATACAGCACCTACAGCCGGCCACACAAATTGTATTGATGTTTATTCATATACAGTTATTAAAACTGCGGCTACACCTACATATACTGTGTTAGCAGGACAAACACAATTCTAATAATTAAAAAATGCAAACACTACCACAGTTACAAGTTCTTCCAGTTGTCAATGATGTTACTCCAATGTACATGCAGTTGGGTCCTACCTACAATGGAAAAACTGGTTATCTATATGCAACACCCAATGTAAGTTTTTCACCAACAATCAATACATTGTCATTAAGTGGTAATATTGTTGCAAATAATGGAACATTCACATCATTAAATGTAACTAGTCCAATCACTTCATTGTCAGCCAGTTCATTCTTGTCTAACTCTGCAACTTTTTTTGGAACGACAGGATCATTTGGTGTAACTCTACAAAATGCAATTGAGACTGCAAATATAATTCCAGTTGCATGTAATACAGCAAACACAGTATATTTAAACACTGGTGGTGTGCAATACTTCACGGTAGCTGCAACTAGCAATTGGTCACAAAATATAACTTTTAGTCCACAAACAACATTGAATAGTGTTTTAGCTGTAGGTCAAGTAGCTACTATGGCGGTACTTACAACTCAAGGTGGAAGTGCATATTACATGAGTTCAAACTTAACTGTTGATGGTTCTTCAACTAACATAACTTCTTATTGGCAAGGTGGAGCTATACCGACTAAAGGAAATGCAAGTGGTGTTGACATTTATACTTACACGGTACTAAAAACCTCATCGGCACCAAGTTATTTGGTTCTACAATCACTTACACAATTCTAATATCATGCCAACTTTATTAACTAGAGGAGCTGGAACAGCATTTAATTTTGGTCTTACATTAGGTAGTGGTGCAGTTTCATACGTATTTAAAGGATTTAGTAGTACTGCTGTATCATTACCTGGTGACGGTATTGCAGGAAGCGGATTTCATGGTGGTGCTCTAACATATTCTAGTGGTGCACAAATATTTTTTGGTGTTGCAGAATCAAGCTCTAGTGCAGTAAATCAATATAATACAATTGGTCCTCCTGCAAACGGTCAAAATTGGACAGGTGGACGTGGTGTAGCTAACGTAGGTTTTGGTTATGTTGGTAGCGGTCAATATATGAGCGCATATAGCAATACTTTAAATCAACTATTAACTTTTGGTAGTATAGATAACTCAATCTCTGGTACAGTAGGAACAGGTCAATTTTGGTATTCAACTACAAATCCTGGTTGGGGTGGTACTGGATGGGGAAATGGTACTGTAGGAACTTGGAGTCCAAATGGATTAGATTGGTCACCAGCTTTAGGATTATGGGCATGTACAGGAGGATCTGGCAGTGGTAATTATGGTGTTATAACATCAACTAATGGAACAACGTGGAGCACATCACTCTCCACTACTTGGGGAAGTTCAAATGGAAACATTGTGCCTCTTGTAAAATGGTGTTCAGGTTTTGGAACATCTGGACTTTTTTTATCTTATGGTATGCGTAATGCTATTGACAATCGATTACTTTACATGACTTCAACAAATGGCACATCTTGGACCTCTCCTACATTAGTTTCAGCTGGTGTTGCACCCACCGTTGTCAACCTCGGAGTTCCTTTTGCTTATTCTCCCAAGTTAAACAGAGTTGTTATAATGAGTGATTATAGATCCGCTTATACGTCAAGTGGAGGATCTCTTGATGCTCCTTTTGCTTCGGTAGGTGGAGCTCCAAGCACATCAATGTTTTGTGATGTAATATGGAATTCAGTTGCAAATATTTTTATAACTATAGGATATGCATACGGTGGATCAACTGGCGTTTATTATCCATGTTATTCAACTTCAACAGATGGAATAACATGGGCTACTCCTACAACTATACAAACATCAACACAAATGAATTATCAAATTGGTTATGCTTTAGGATCATTAGCATATAGTACTGATACCGGAATAACTTGTGCTTTGATGTATACAGGCACTTCAAGCAAAAATCCAGTTGTATATTATTCTATTTGATTCTAGAATATGCAATACAATTCTAAAGAAGGTTATCTTGGTAGATAAATAGGTGATTAATTAGGAGATTTTTCCAATGGCATCACCGATTACCAACCGAGATGATTTTAAAACTTATTGCTTACGTAGACTTGGATTTCCAGCGATTGAAATTAACGTTGATGATGACCAAGTAGAAGACCGTATTGATGACGCACTCCAATACTGGCAAGATTACCACTTTGATGGATTACAAAAAGTATATTACATCAAAGCCATTACAGGTTCCGTTTTAACTACCACATCTAACGTAGCACCATTTATAGCCAATGTTAGTATTGTTGTTGGTGCCACATCAGGTTCACAAGCAACACTAACTGGTGTAGGTAACAATACCACACTTCTAGTTGCAGGTTCACAACCATTCACAGTAGGTGAAGGCTTAAACTATATCGATAATGCAGGTGTAACCCATTCGGCAAGTGTTGGAGTAGCAAGTTATGTAATGGGAGATGTTGACCAACGATACTTAGATTTAAGTGGTTCACAAGATGCCCAAGGTAATCCAATGGAAATTGTTGGTGTTTCTAGGATATTTCCAGTCCAAGATTCACAGGCAACCATCAATATGTTTGACCTTAGATACCAACTCCGTCTAAATGAGTTGTATGACTTCACCTCAGCGTCCTACATCAATTACACATTAACTCAACAACATCTACGTTCACTTGAATTGATGTTCACTGGTGAAGTTCCAATACGTTTCCAGAGACATATGCAAAGACTTTACATAGATTGGGCTTGGGGTTATTCTGAAGCACCAATTGGTACAGTTGTAGTTGCCGAATGTTATGCTGCCATCAATCCTACGGTATATACCAAAGTATGGAATGACCGTTGGTTAAAAGAATATGCCACGGCACTTATCAAAAGAAGTTGGGGAAATAATCTAGCCAAATTTTCAGGTCTACAATTGCCTGGTGGCGTCACATTGAATGGTGATAAGATTCAAAAAGAAGCCGTAGATGAGATTGAAAGACTTGAAAAAGAAATGGAAAACAATTACGGTGCACCACTAGAATGGTTCATGAACTAACATGGCAACGAATCATTATTTTAATTTGTACGGGTCAAAACCCGAACAACGTATCATTGAAGACCTAATTGTTGAGTCCATTAAAATAATGGGCACAGATGTATATTATTTACCCAATGATAATGACCAAGCTAGAGACTTACTGTACGGTGAAGATCCAGTTAAGAAATTCAAAGCTGCTTTTGCTATTGAAATTTATCCAAGTAATGTAACAGAATATTCTGGAGAAAAAGAATTCTTTTCTAAGTTTGGTCTTGAAATCAGAAATCAAGTTTCTGTCATCATGTCTAAACGTTCTTTCTCACACAGAGTACCACAAGATACTTTCACAAGACCACGTGAAGGTGACTTGATTTACATTCCATTTTTAAATGGTACTGGTGAGTTATACGAAATTAAATTCACAAACCAAACTAAAGATTTCTTTATGTTGGGTAGAAAAGTACCATACTTCTATGAATTGGAACTAGAGAAATTCAAATACTCTCAAGAATTTATTCAGACAGGAGATACAGAAGTGGATTCTATTGTTGCTGATGTAGGTTATACATTGAATTTTATGGTAGAACTTGGGGGTCTTTCAGGAATTTTGGACTATTCATTTGGTGAAATCGTGTTTCAATCTCCAGATTTAACATTGGCCAATGCAACTGCAACAGCTATAGTTCAATCATGGTCACAACCTAATAATATATTAAGTGTTACAAACATTTTTGGTGATTTTGTTACAGATAATTTAATTATAGGACAAGATAGTAATGCTCAATATAATTTAGTATACTATGATACATTAAATCCAAATAACAAAGAGCAATATGACAATGAATACATAGCAAATTCAGCTTCCATTATTATTGATACATCAGAAAATAATCCTTTAGGAAGCTTATAATGGCTACATACAACAGAGTAATTAGAAAATTAGTTGTTGCATTTGGTGACCTGTTTAAAGATATAACTCTTGTTCGTTATAATCCAGATGAAACAGAATCTGAAAGATTTGTTATACCAATTACATATGCAACAAAAGAATTATATGTACAAAGATTACAAGGCGATCCAGATTTAGATAAAAGAGTTCAAATGACTTTACCCAGACTTTCGTATGAGATGTCTGGTTTTACCTATGATGCAACACGTAAACAAAACACAAATATCAGAAACGTTGGCGTATCAAATAGTAATGGAGCAATAGCTCAATACAATCCGGTACCATATAATTTTGATTTTAAATTGTATCTTTATGTGAGAAACATTGAAGATGCGTCACAGGTACTAGAACACGTACTGTCTTACTTTACACCAGACTATACAATCAAATTGAATATGATTCCTGAAATGGGGATAGTCAGAGAAGTTCCTATCTTATTGAATGGAACAGAACAAGATATTGTATATGAAGGCAATAGAGATTCAGATACACGTATGATTATTTGGACGTTAAACTTTACAGCCAAAGCATACATTTATGGAAGTATTTCTAGTGTTGGTTTGATTAAAACTTCTATTACAAATATTCTAA